TCTGCGTGACTACAGACTGATTCCGGTGGTTTGACTTCCGTGTCTTGCAGATTACTCAAACCGACTGCGCGCCTTGCTGGGGTCGTGTCCCAGCGTGGCCCCTAGCAGTGGCCAGCTGACGCTGACGGCGTGCCGATCTGCCGACGGCATTGAAATAATAGCCAGGTGCCGGTATGTCGCCAGTCTCGGGTTAAACACAGGATATTGCGTACTGGGTGATCCTGGGCCTACATCAGTGGGGATGCCGGCGGCGAGGATGGCAACTCGGCAGGCATTCAGCATTACGCCGATCCCATCGACTCGCCGGCGCTGATCGAGGCCGATTGCGTCAGTGCCATCGGTAGCTCCACGAGAATGGCCTTGCGCGAGGCCTTCCAGGCTGCAAAGGCCATGTTCAGCTTGTCCCACTCGTACAGCTCGCCGTCGCGCTCCAGATCGTGCTCGGTCACGTCCGTGACGGTGCGCCTGACCCACGCCTCGAACTCGGCGCGGAGCTTTGTCTCGTCTATATCGCTCTCCTGTGGGCGCCCCGTTGCCAGGGCGCCGTCATGTTCAGTCGCAGCTGCTGGAGCTACTGGAGCAGCTCGACCCGCTGTCGCTTGATGAGCTGCAACTGCTGCCGCCGCTATCGCTTCCTCCCCAGCTGCTGCCGGAGCAGTGACTGGATGGGGGCTCATGGCTGCGGCGCCGGCAGTCGTCATCGACGAAGTAGATCGGGTTGGCCGGGTTCAGCGGGTGGAGTGGGTTGAGCATCGGGTTATCGCTGCTCGGCTGGCTGCTGTGAATGGTCTGTCTCGCGAGCGGCCCGCTGGTAGGCCGGTGTTCTGGCCTGGGTGGTGCTGCTTCCTTCTTGCGCTTGAACAGCGCGAAGAGCTTCTTGAGCATGGTGTTTCCTCCGGTTGCTTCCCGCTGCCCGCTCTCTCAAACAGGCAGAAGGAAATGTTCGGCGTTGTCTTGCCCCGGTTGTCCCGCTGCTGATTGCAGGCGTTCCGGCGATGCATGGGTGGCCTTGGAGCTTCCTGTTCACCTGGCTCGATCAGCGTTACCTGGTGGTCATTGGTACGAGTTGAAACGCGCTTTCCTACAGCTCCTGTCTGGCCCAGTTGAGTGGGGTAGGTCTGCGCGAGTTGCCGATCCGCTTACCGGCTGGGCTTGCTACTTCATGGGCTGGTTACTCCTGTTGTCTGCGGTTTATCGGATATCCCCTGACTACCGCCCAGGGATCAGGGCGGGGCGCATTGCGTGCCGGGTCGTTCGCGCGGTTCAGCGTTTCGCTTCGATCCGCCGTCGAGGCTGTTCCTCGCGTGGGCAGGCGTTCGGGCCTGTCGGATCGCCGGTCGCCGGCAGAGGCAATGCGGTCGGTTGATGTGTTGCGTCGAGTTGTGAAAGAGCGGTGCCTGTCGGGTCCCTGTTTGAGGGCTGGCTGGCGATGGGTTAAAAGTACTTGCGGTCATATTTATCGTCAAGACCTGCGGTAATATTTTATTGCTGCGCGAAGCCAGCGGCCGGGGATGGCGCCATGGCGGGGAGGGGAAGGGGCGGGATAGGAGGCGGTAGGAGGGGAGAGGCGGTATTGGCAGAGCAGGAACTGGGTTAGATGCGTTGGGCGTCCTTGATTTTTACCCTTTAAGGGTTAAAATTGCCTCCATGGAAAAGAAAACTGCTCATTACCCATTGGCTGTCTGCCGTCCAGGCCACGATCGACGCCATGGGCGTCCTGGCCTTTACTGCCACTGCCATTCGTGGCGGTGCCGAGATGGGGCTGACGACGCGCGAGATGCTGGCCGTGCTCGCCGGGCTGACCCGCAGGAGCTTCTACAAGTCCATGACCACCTACGCCGATAACACCGTCTGGCAAGATGTCTACCATGCCCCGGTGGATGTTGGGGGGATACGCAAAACGGCCTATATCAAAGTAACCCTGCGCGAAAACACGCCAGTGATACAGTTCAAGGAGAAATGACATGAGCCACTCTCGTCAGTGTCTGGAGTGCGGCCGCCAAGGCAGCGCTGGCATGCACCGCTTTGAAGGCGAAACCCTGCTACTGGACGGCCGCCACACCATCGACAGCATGAGCGGCTGGCGTTGCTCCAGTTGCGGCGTCGAGGAGCTGGATTCCGACTCCCTCCAGCGATTTGCTGCTGCCAGCGATGCGCTTGTCTTGGCTGAACGCAAAGCGCAGCAGGCCGAGCTGCGCCGCATTCGCCGCAAGCTGAAGCTCACTCAGAGGCAAGCCGCCGAGTTGACCGGCGGAGGGCACAATGCTTTTTCCCGCTATGAGCGGGGAGAGGCGCAGCCAATGCCTGCGGTAATCAATCTATTCAGATTGCTGGACAGGCATCCGGAGTTGCTGAAAGAAGTCTCGAAGCCAGCGGCAATGTGAGTGGTTGAATACGCATGGGGTGGGGCCTTGAAGAACACGATGGTTATCGACGGCTACAAGGCGGAGATCGAGTACGACCCGGAGATCGAGATGTTCCGGGGTGAGTTCGTCGGCCTCAATGGTGGGGCGGACTTCTACGCGGCCGACATCGAGGGGCTGAAGCGTGAGGGGGCGACCTCGCTGCGCGTCTTCCTAGAGATGTGCGCCGAGGATGGCGTGGAGCCGCGCAAGGTATTTTCCGGCAAGTTCAATGTGCGGGTTCCCCCTGAGCTGCATGCTCATCCGGCCGGCGCCTGATTCGGGATTTCTGGCTGCCGCGACATTGATGGCTGGTCGTGCAGAAAAGCGCGAGGTGACTTTGAAAGTGTGAGCCTGGTCAAACTTTGAGCGCGTCGTTGTGTCGCATCTATATCAGCTGCTACCATCAAAACATTGATGTGCCAAGGAGGGCGACGCCGATGATGATCAACTCGATACTTTCTCTTGTGCTCGCATGCTTCCTGCTGGTCTTGGGCGGGTATCTGGCAGTTCTGTCCTGGCCTAAGCGGCAAGAAGAGCCCGATTTAGATGCTGTCGGCGACGATGGGCTGTTCGATGGCTGGGATGGATTTACCAGCGGCGAGAGGAAGAAGCGCCTGGCTGTCTATCAGCGCCGAGTGCGTGCTCGGATCGCCGAGCAGGAAAGAGCCTGGCTGCAGGTGCGGTTGAGGGAGTATGCGAAGGGCTGAAGCGAGAGCCCCTCGCAGGTAGGCTTGATGGCCGCTCTGGAAAGATGGCAGGACTAGTCGGCTGAAACAGTCCAAGTAAGCCGAACACCATCGCCCTCGATGTGCTGGACCCTAACATTCTCGGCTTCGGCAACCTCCTCAAGGAAGCGCGCCCAATCGGTTGCCGATTCGTCCGGCAATCGATGGATGGTGACATCCCTGGCCCGCTGCGCTTTCGGTGAGTTGATGATCTTCTGAATTCGGCCCCCCATCAGCTCATAACTGGATGGCTGGCGGGCTTCGGTTTTCTTGGATGGTTTGGCCATGCTGACTGCTCTTTACTGTATTTGCTACAGTATTCGTGGCGAGTGGCCGAATCAAGGAAAACGGTTGTGGCGCTCTGCTGGTATGTAAACTTTTCGAGCAGGTCCGGTGGGTGGGTCGATGCTTGGGTGGCTTTTGTGTGAAGCAGGTATCGTTTTTGAAGGCGTCATGATGATGCGTTAGAGTTCCTCCTTGACCTGTTGCCAAGGAAGGCTTCCCAGTGACCATCGAACTTTTCGCTGTTATTGCAGGTATCGGATGTTCCCTGTTCGTGCTTTGCATCCAAGTGGGGAAAAAGCCTGCGCCTCGGCGGGAGCCCGGTTCAGACGATTTGGGTGCTGCCGACGACGGCGGGTCGTGAGGGAGCGGGTATAGCTGCTCTGTAGCCTCATGCACTTGGCTGGGAAAGTTCGCCGGCCGCCCAGCGTTGCTCGAACTCGCGCTTTGCCCTCATTGCAGCGTTCTGGCATTCCACCATGTGCTGGTCGTTTCGCCAGGCATCGCAGCTTTTCGGCGCCTTGTAGAAGCGCTCCCATGCTTCCTTCTTCTGCTGCTCCAGAGCGATCCGTTGGCGCATAGCTTCCATTTCTTGGGCCGCTTGCTCTCGCTCCTGCTGCCTGGCTTGAGCTGCTGCCTGCTGTTGGGATTGGATCTTGGCATGCTGCTGTGCTTGCTGTTGTTCTTGGAGCTGGCGTTGCTGCTCAACCTGTTGCTGCCGAAGGCGCTGCATTGCTTCTTGGGTACGAGCTATCTGCTGCTCTCCGAAGTTTTGGATGACCGCAACTCTGGCTTGGTAGCTGATGTAGATGATGGCCAAGGTGCTGACCAGGCCGAAGATCCAGGCCTTAGGAGAGAGGGGTTTGCGGCGTCGTGCCATTGGATGGCTCCTGAATAGCATGGCCATATGCTATCTCAGGGGCTCAGCCTAGGAGAAGGGAGGTAGAAGCGGAAAGCCTCGAGCGGGGAAGGTGACACGGAACCAGGCGGCGATTTCAGCGCTCGCCATGCCGCAACACCGAGCAGCTGCTATTTTTGGTTAATCGATTCTGCCAAGGAGGGCGCTGATGATGATCAACTCAATCCTTTCTCTTCTACTCGCTGGCGGCCTGCTGACTATGGGTGGCTGTCTGGCCGCCATGAGTTCGCATGGCCAAGATCTGGATGCTTTAGATGATGATGAGCTGCTTGATGGCTTAGGCGATCTCACCCCCAGGGAGCGGAGGAGGCGCCTGGCGGTGTACCGGCGGCGCGTGCGCGATCAGATAGCCGAAGAGCAGGAGATGGCTTGGTTGCGGGCGCGGATTAAGGGGTATGTGGGGGACTGAAACGAAAAGCCCCGCGCGGGGCGGGGCTCGAAGGTCAGGCAGCGAGCGCAGAAAGCAAGTGCGCCGGGGTGGTGTAGACGATAACCGAGGCGGCATCGGCCAGAGCTGTTGCGGCCTTGCGGTTTTCCTCTTCGTCGCTGGCTTCTAGGATGACCCGCCGTCGCGTGCCAAAGTGCGCATTTTTGATGTCTAAGAGCTTGCCCACGGCTCGATAGACCAGGCTCCAGTCCACCTTGCCGTCTTTGGCGGGCACGGTCTGGATCAGCGTCAGCGCTTCTCCATCCGCCTCAATGGCGAACGGCAAGGTCAGCTGGTGCCCGCTGGCACCGGTGATGCGGTAGTCGATCTTGAGCTGCGGGTAGGCGCTCTTCAGCGTCGATTCAATCATGCGGTCAAAGCGCGACGCCGGCGTCGGGCGCATCGCGCTGCAGGCGTAGCCTACATGCTCGGCGGCCTCAATGAAGCGCGCAAGGTAGAATCCCACCTGTTCCTCGGCGCAGATCTTGAAAATTTCGCCATCGTCGGACAACTCAAGGCCGCGCTCCGCGACCAGAGCGGCCAGCCGTCTTCCCTTCTCGGCGGTCGGTTTTACGCCGTGAGTCATGGCGGCGAACAGGGTGTCGGCATTATCGCTGATGCGCACGCGTCCAGCCCCGAGCTCTTGCACGTAGGCGCCGATGAGCAGGCCGTCAAAGGCCAGCGCTAGAGGGGATTGCAGATAAACCACGCCGTCCGCCACCGGTTTACATTTGAAGCCCAGTTGGCTCCCAATTAGTGTGCAGTTCATAGGCTGAATCCCATTTGGCCTTGCTCAGGCAATTCGAACGGCGGCGCCCCGGAGATGTTTGCTTTCGCCAAGAATAGCCGCCATAGCGCCTGATCGGTAGAGCTGGCTAGGGGTTCGGCGTAGCCCTCACTGCCATCAGGTACTGGTATGTGCAGGTGGGGGTGGTCGATCTGCTGCTGGAAGAACGGGAGTCCGGCGCCCACTGAGTTGACGTGCGCCGACGGGCCGTTGTCATCGATGGCGATGATCCTGGTGCTGTTGGCAATCAGCACCATGGACAGTGTGTCTCTGGCGCCGGGAATGCGGGAGCGCTTGAAGTAGAGGTCGACGAACCAGCCCTCAGCTGTCTTCCCATTGACCTCCAAGGCAGCGCGGAAGCTGTAGGGCGCAGGGAACCTACGGGCTGAGGTTGATCGCCAGACGATCCGGGCGCCGCCGGCCCATACCTTCGGCTGGCTGGCGGCATGGATGGCTTCATCGTAGGGGATAATTTTCGGACTGGCCATCGTGCTGGCTCGGCTTCCTTGCGTTGGTGGTTGTACTGAGGGGGTTGCACCCCGACCCTGCCGCGCCCGGCGGGCAGGCGGTGTTCAGCACCGGTAAGACGATGGTGCTCTACCGGCACAGGCTTTCACACGGCACCCCATCGTTGTCCGGATCAAGCCGGCCATTCCCGCACTCGTTCAGGTGGTGTCGAGCCTCTTCGCAGCTCGACATCTGCCCGCACGTCTTCTTCGTCGAGCAGCTGTAGGTCGAGCTGTTGGTCGCCTGAGCCGCTGCTTTGATCGGGGCAACCTTCTGGCTTACCGCGCCCAGGCAGCTGGTCATATTCACCGGCCCCACATAGGGATTGCCCCAGCCCATCGCACAGGCAGTTTTCTGGTTGCGCCACTGCTCCCATTCGCTGACTGGGTACATCTTGTTCCAGGCCTCGTATGTGCGGCGGTCTTGGCTGGAGAGGCGCAGTTTGTACCGGTCGGCCATGTAGAGAGTGACGCGAGCTGCGGGGCCGCGGACGTTCTCGGGCGGCATGGCAGTCTTCTGCTTGAAGTCGATCACAATCTGGCACTGGCCATACTGGCTGGGCTTTTCCGTGAGCATGCCGTAGGCGAAGTTCGAGCGATCGCCGTTCACCTCGCCGACGCTGGGTACCAGGTTGTGCAGGTCAGCCTCGGCGGCGGCAAACACCGGATCGTTGGCCGTGCAGTTATCGCGCCCGCCTTTCTGCCAGCATTGGCGCTGGTTGCCGATCACCCACGCCGGGACGATGTGCTCCCACTCGACTCGGCCAGCCCGGTTCGCGTCTTTCCTGACCGAGTAGCCGCAGCTCTTCAGGTCGATGCGGTTCCCTTCGTATTTGCAGCCACAGTAGAAGTCGACCGGGCGCTCGGCGTAGATCTTCCAGGCGATCTCCTTGGCCTCGCGGAAGGTGCGGGGTGCTTCGGTAGGCTGGAGGGCCAGGGCGAGCGGTGAAACGAGGGCAAGCAGCAGGGCTGCGAACAGCGTGGAGCGCATTGGGCTTCCTACGTCGGTGAGTTATTGATTTGGCTGGGCTTTATCTATCAAAGCGCTTGCCGCCAGTGGAGATCAGGTAGAGCCAATCCATGTAGGGAAGCCTTGCCAGAATCTTTGTCTTGTTCACGACAGCGGCCATTACCATTCCACGACACAGAAGGTTGACGCCCTCTTGGATGCGCATGCACATGGCGTCCGGGCTATCGATGAACTCTGTCTTGTTGAGCCGGAGCATGACGATGGTTTTTCCCTCAGGGATTGCCCCTATGGGCTGCACAACGAAGATGGTGAGTTGCGTGTAGGCCGCAATGGCGAGGATCGCCGCAATTGCAGTGATTCCTTTCGAGTTTAACTTCATGAAAAGCCCCGCGTGGGGCGGGGCGTGCGGCGCAGTATCAGCTTTCCGTGATCAGCTTGTAAGTCGAGGACTCCTTCCCTGTCAGTTCGTCGCGCACCGTGTAGCACATGGCCTTGAGGGTGACTTGCTGCCCCAGGGTGTACTGTTGTGCGTGGTTGTACTGCTGCTTGTTGTAGCTGACCTTAACCTTGCTTCCGTCCTCAAGGCGTAGAGTGATAGCTCCCGAGTCGTTCAAAACGGCAATGACTCCTGAAACTGATACCACTTCGGGCTTGATGTTGGTAAATGTGCTCAGGCGTTGGTGGGCGATACGCACGGCATCCAGGGATCCGCCCCAATGGTGAACCTTGGCATCAGGTGCCGGCCAAGTGAGCTCGGCGCCGATCTGTTGCTTTTCAAGCAGCTCCAGGAGACTGCCAAGCTCTCTGGCTGCCTTGACGCCGATTGTGCTGACCAGCTCTCGTATTTGCTCGTTCGATGGCGAAGCCAGAACCTGAAATATCTGATCCAGTGCGCCCTCAAGGATGCTGTCACCCGTCGCGTCTGGTGCGATGTTGCCAGCGAAGATCAGTCGGGTTGATCCGAAAGCCAGGCCAGAAAGGCGGAGGTCGATTTCATCGGCGAGTTCGGCAGGTACGCCCTTGCTCGGCGATTTTCCATAGCGCAGGTGGTAGGCCGCCTGTGCCAGTGCGTTGTGGAACTTATCCGATACCTTGACGAGCAGGCGGAGTGGAATGCTGCCGTCCATGCGGCGACCGAGGAGACGCATTTCCACCACTTCGTGTTGCAAGGCTTCCTTGGCCTGGCGTAGCTCCTGCTGCAGTTCTTCCTGGTGTGACTTCCAGGAGTTCAGCGAGAGCTGAATGGAGAACTTTCCAGGCGATTCGCGCAGCCGTTGGGTATCGCGCGTAATGAAGTGCCGGACCTGAGCAAGCTGTCGCTCAAGCCAATCGATGCGATTTGCTTGCTCGGTCATAGGTTCACCTTCAGTTCCGCCAGTCCTTTTGGCGTGCGCTCGTCACGCTGAGTTCCAAATGTCTGGAACCAGAAGCCCATACCTTCCGGGTCGTCGCTTGCCACGTCGAAAACATGAAGGCCAAAGCGGGCCTTGACGTGGTTGGTGTTCAGCAGGCTATTTACCACCGGCATGGCAGACTCCGATATCTTGTTGGCACTCGATGGGTCATAGACCACAACGATGTCGATATCGTCCGGCTCGCGCTTGGTGCACATGAACGAGCCGTCAATCCAGACCGAAGCCTTCAGTCCTGTGTTTTCCAGCAACTCCAAGTATATCGTCAGAGCACTGAAAAGCGCCGGACGTCTGGTCGACTCGGGAAAGCCTTGAACGGTCAGTTGCCTAAGGTCGTCGAGGGTGAAGGGGTGGATACCGCCGTCGAGCAGAGGAGGGTAATCAATCTTTTCGTGTGTCATCGGCCGGCATCAGCAATTCCATGGCCTGCTTGAGCTTCAGCGCCTGTTCGGGCGTAAGCCCCAGCATATGATCGGCGAGCTCGTCTACCGCTTGACGATGCTCGGGAGCCGCCTTTTCGTATTTATCACCTTGGTACTTCCTTGGGCGCGCAGCGCGACCTCCTGCGGTCCTGTCAGCTTGGGTGGCGTCGGGACTAGGCGCCGAAGTCTCTGGCGCCGCCTGGGCGATGCGGGCGATCTCGGCGGCCAGGCGGGGGCTGAAGGCGGAGACGGGGACTTGAAGCTCGCGCGCAAATCCAGACGCGGCTTCAATATTCAGGGCATTTACGCCATTCAAATAGTGGCTTACGCCGCTTTGACCGATGCCGCCAAGCCTATCGCCAAGCTCATCTTGCGTGAGCTTCAGCGCCTTCTTTTTCTCCGCATAAATAGCCTTCAGAGCCGCGCATTCAGCGGTTTCTTCAGCGGTTAGCTGGCGTTTTCTGGTGGGCGTTTTCATGCGGCAACAATATTCCTTGCGGTAATAATTCAGCAAACACCGCAGGTCTTGATAAGTTTAAGACCTACGGTAATACTTGTGGCTCGTACCACATGGAGCAGATGCAAAATGCGCCGCATCCACATTTCCGACTTCGTTGCCGAGCTGGGACAGCCAGATGCCGCCAGGGCGCTTGGCCTCACCCAAGGCGGCCTGAGTAAAGCGCTCCGCTTGGGGCGCGAGATCTACGTTACCCGCAAGAAGGACGGCATCTACGAGGCGCACGAGGTGCGTCCGTTTCCATCGCAGCCCAAGCGCAAAACCCCCTAATACCAACTCCCTCATTCCCTGAATGCCGTCAGCGACGTCACCGCCCGATCGAACGCTGCGGCGCCGGCTGGCGGGAGCTGGTCGCGCATCAGCTCGGTGAGGCGCTCGAAGGTTGGCCAGGTCTGCTGCTGGATGTCCTGGGGAAGGCTGGAGAGCAGGGCGGCAAGGCTGCAACGAAGGGCGACGATTTCGCCCTGGAGAGTTTGAAGGTCGGTCGGCATGGGACTCCCTGTCGGTCGGTCGAGTGATGACAGGCTGCCTGGGCCGGGTCCAGGCAGCCACGCGAAACGAGAGGAGCTTTCGCAGATGGAGAGATTCGAGCGTGCGATCCACGACGAGGTGATCGCCGAGGGCGGCACCGAGCTGGCCCGTCGCATGGGGGCAAACCGCACGCGCCTGCTGGACTGCGCCAACCCGAACCGGGAAGCGCACCGGATGAACATCGAGATGTTTTTCCAGGTGCTGAGGCACCTGCCGACGGACGGGTGCCGCCGGATCCTGGCCGTGCTGGTGGAGGAGTTCGGGTACCAGCTGGTGGAGAAGGAGCAGCCGCAGGGGCTGACGATCAACGACGCGCTGCTGCGCCTGCATGCCGACCTGGGCGACGTGGCGCGCCTGGCGGTCGATGCGCAGGCCGATGGCCGGGTGTGCAGCGCCGAGAAGGCCCAGCTGCTGCGGGAGGCCGACGAGGTGGTGGAGAGCCTGAACGTGTTCAGGGAGTCGGTCCGTAAGGCCTGACCCGGAAAGTAAAAAGCCCGGCATGCAGGCCGGGCTCTTCAGTGGCGCCGAGGCGCCCAAGGAACGGAAGGAAGTATGAGCCAGATCGAGAAGTTCGGCAATTCGGTAACCATGGCCAGCTCGGAGATTGCGGAGCTGACCGGGAAACTTCATTCCCACGTCATTCGCGACATTCGCGCGATGCTGGATGCGCTGAAGGATGATCCAGTTCTGGATCATGTCCGCGAGGACGTTGATTCGCGCGGCTACACCAAGAATTTCTACCTGAACCGTGAGCTGACAGAGACCCTTGTGACGGGATACAGCGTTCCGCTCCGACTCAAGGTCATCCGCAGGCTGCATGAGCTTGAGCAAGTCGTGACATGTCACGCACCTGCAATTCCGCAAACCCTTCCCGAAGCGCTGCGCATGGCCGCCGATCTCGCTGACCAGAACATCGGCCTGCGCCAGGTGGTCGCCGAGCAGGCGCCGAAGGTGCGCGCCCTGGAGGTGCTGATCGAGACCGCGGGGGCGATCTGCATCACCGACGCGGCCAAGCAGGTCGGCATGCGGCCCAGCGCGCTGTTCCAGTGGATGCATGAGAACCGCTGGATCTACCGCCGGGCCGGCTCCAGCCGCTGGCTGGCCTATCAGCCGCGTCTGGAGCAGGGCGTACTGGTGCACAAGCTGACGGAGCTGGGCATCGATGATGACACCGGGCAGCAGAAGGTGGCCGAGCAGGTGCTGGTGACGCGCAAGGGGCTGGCTCGGCTGGGCGAGAAGCTGGCGGGGAGGGTTGCCTGATGGCCGCGCTCCCCTACATGCAGCTTTACGTGGCGGACTACCTGGCCGACACGGCGCACCTCACCACCCTGGAGCACGGAGCGTACCTGCTCCTGATGTTCAACTACTGGCAGCGCGGCGAATCCTTCAAGGCGAAGGACGAGCAGTCGTTGAACAAACGCTTGGCGACCGTTGCACGGCTGTCCATCGCTGAATGGGAGGAGGTGCGCGAAACCCTCGAGGATTTCTTCGAGGTGACGGACACCGAATGGTCTCACCGTCGGATTGATCGTGATCTTGAGGCCGTGAACGCCAAATCCGGCAAGGCGAAGGCGGCTGGCAAAGCATCTGCCAAGCGCCGGTCGAGCGAACGCTCAACGGACGTTGAGCAGACGTTGAGCGTTCATTCAGCGTCCGTTGAACAGACGTTGAACCATACAGATACAGATACAGAGGTAAAAGCCCCTCTCACTCCCGCGGGCGAGGACGTAGCGCCCGTCGAGCCGGAGCAGGAGCCTGCCCAGGCCGCACGTGCCGAGCCGGCAGCGCCCGTCACCGGCTTGTTCCCGATGCACCTGGAGTGGGTGCCCGATCAAGTCCAGCTCAAGGCCCGCGCCGCGATGGCGGGTCTGTCGCTGGACCTGTTCGACCGCGAAGCCATCGCCGGGTTCGTGATCCACCACGAGGCCAAGGGGCTGGCGAAGACCGAGCGCGAGTGGCTGGCGGCCCTGGTCAACTGGGTCAAGCGCGACGCGGTGCAGGCCGCCGCCCGGCCGGCCGCGGTGGTGAACTTCCCCGGCAAGGGCCAGCGCCGCGCCAACGGGCCCGACTTCGAGGACGACGGCTGGCGGACCATGATGGAGTACGACCTGTGATCCAGATCGGGAACGTGGTCGCGATGACCGGTGAGCGGCTCGCTGCTGGGCGTGCACTCCCGGCCGGGCAGGTTTCCACCCAGCCGCTCGGCGAGGTCGACGAGCAGACCGCCAAGGTGGTGGACATGGTCTTCCTGCAGCTGCAGGCGATCTTCCCGGCCTGGCGTCAGGCGTGGCCGGACGACAAGGCACTGGCGCTGGCCAAGCGCAGCTGGACCAAGGGGCTGCAGGCCTCGGGGATTCGCACGATCGAGCAGGTGCGCTTCGGCATCGAGCAGTGCCGGCGCAGCGGTTCGGCCTTCGCCCCAAGCATCGGCCAATTCGTGGCCTGGTGCCTGCCGACCGCCGAGATGATGGGCTTGCCGACCGAGGAAGCCGCCTGGCGCGAGGCCGTGCAGGCCTGCACGAGCCCGGATGGTTGGCGCTGGAGCCATGAGGCGGTGCGCCTGGCCGTGGCGGCGGTGGGGTTCTGGGAGCTGCGCCAGGGGGCCGGCGGCGCCGATGCGCTGCGCCGGCGGTTCGGCAATGCCTACGCGCAGGTGGTTGGGCGCTTGGCACGCGGCGAGGTGTTGGCCGAGCCCATGCAAGTGCTGGAGTGGGATGGGGCGCGCACGGCGGCCGAGCGGGCGGACATGGCTGCCGAGCAGGCGCTGCAGGAGCGGCTACGCAAGCAGGGGCTGGCAGAGGGCGGGCGTGGTGCCCGGGCGGATCTGCTGGCGCAGTTGGGGATCAAGCGAGGAAACCACGATGCATGACACGGATTTCAAGTTTCACGCCCAGCGTCTGGGCTACACGAATTTCACCCGCGAGAACGGTTGCTATTGCCACCAGCCGCTGAACGAGCTGCGGGCCATGTACGACGCGGCGCATCGGGATGGCCGGTTGACGGGGAGAGCTGAGGTGGCTCTTGGCAAGGGGGGCGCAGGGCAAGGGAGGGGTAGTGGCGGTCGATGAGTGAGCAGGAACGGCAGGCCGTGCTGCGTGAGCTGGCGCGGGACACCTGGGAGCAGTTGCGGAAGTTGGGGGTGGTGGATTGAGCAGTATGACGCTGACGGTGGCGATGTCGGACGCGGAGATCCGGCGGCAGGCGGCCCGGCCCGAGGTGGGGCGGCTGCGGGCGGCACAGCATCCGGCGCTGCGCCTGCGATTCCTCGAGGAGCGGTCCCGGGGGAGCTGGGATGTCCGGGCAGCGGGCGAATGGAGGAAGTTCGCCGGCTGGCCGGAGCTGAACACGAAGGCGGCGCTGGCGGTGCTGCCCGAGGTGCTGGCCCGCCTGGCGGCAGATCCGGAGGCGGTCGTGGGCCAGGGTGGCTGGTCGACGGTGGGCGAGCTGCTGGAGTGGTATCGGGAGCGGGTGATGCGCGACCGCAAGCTGTCGGCCAAGCGCAAGGCGTCGGTGAAGTCGGCTATCGACTGCCACCTGCTGCCGCGCCTGTCGAGCCTGCCGCTGGCCGCGCTGAACCGCTCGGCGGTAGACCAGACACTGATGTGGCCGCTGCAGGAGACGCTGTCGCCGAGCTATGTGCGCCTGATCCTGCGGGTGCTGACGATGGCCTTCAAGCAGGCGCTGCGGCTTGAGCTGATCGCCGAGGAT